TAATTTAGGAAATACAAATAGAACAGAGGCAATTGATGTCCCAGCAGATAAAGTTGCCAAAGTAAATACAATACTTGTTGCAAATATAGATGGTTCAAATGCTGCTAACATAACAATTGAAGTTAGCGTAGATAATGGTTCTAATTATGTTAAACTTGCAAATACAATTTCTGTACCAGCAGATGCAACTTTAAGTTTTTTAGAAAATCCAATTTATTTAGATGAAACAGACTTATTATATTTTACAGCTTCTGCTGCAGATGATTTAAGTTATTTCGTATCATACGAATTATTAGACGACGCGTAGGAGGTTTTATAGGCTATGGCAAATGGCGGAATTATAGGACCAAATTTTAGTTTTATTGCAGCAGTATGTGCAAGAATATCAACATTTAATTCATCAGGAACTTACACAGCTCAAGTTACAGGCAATGTAGATTATTTAGTAGTTGCTGGTGGTGGTGGCGGTGGTTTTCGTTTAAATGGTGGTGGCGGTGCAGGAGGTTATCGTGCATCTGGATTTGGACCTAGTCCTTTACGAGGTAGTGCTGTGCCAGTAGTAAAATGCACAGGATACACAATTACAGTTGGAGCTGGTGGTGCTGGTGGACAATGTGGTCCTGAATCAGGCGCTAAAGGAAGTAATTCAGTTTTTAATTATGCAGGATGCAATACTATAACATCTGCTGGTGGTGGTGCTGGTTCTCCAGCTAGTTCACCTTTAGCACAAGGAGGATCTGGTGCTGGTACAAAAACATCGGTAGGACCTGTTGCAAGATCAGGTAATACTCCTCCAGTAGATCCACCTCAAGGAAATGATGGTGGTACAGGTATTGATACATCCCCTAATATTAAAGGTTCTGGATCAGGTGGTGGTGCAACAGCTGCTGGTGGTTCATCCGCTTATCCTGGCGGTTCATTTAATCCAGCCCCTGCAAGAGCAGGAGGAGCTGGCGCTCCAAATACAATTTCAGGTTCAGATGTAACTTACGCTGGTGGTGGCGGTGGAGGAAACGAAGCACAACCAATTACTCCAGGTGGAGCAGGTGGCGGTGGAAATGGTGGAACGGGTGGCCCTTCAGATACATGTACAACAGCTGGATCAGCAAACACTGGTGGTGGCGGTGGTGGCGGTGGCTGTGGATCAGCTGGACCAGGAGTTTATAATGGTGCACAAGGAGGATCAGGAATAGTTATTATAAAAGAAAATGCTGTTCCAAAAGGAGCACCTGGTATATGGAGTTTAAATGAAGTATATGATTATGTAAAACAAGGAGAATGGAGTTTTTAATAAAAATTGACTATTTAAGACAAATATTTTAATATATTAAAGGAAAAAATTATGGCACATTTTGCAGAATTAGAATCAAAAACAGATCCAACAGGTTTTACATCAGATACACATTTGATTGTAAAAAGAGTGGTGGTTGTAGCAAATGATATTGAAGCTAATGGTGGCACATTAGAAGATAATGACATGCATGTTGATGGTGAAACATGGTGTGTAAATTTTTTTGGTGGTGGAACTTGGAAACAAACATCATATAATCATAATTTTAGAAAGCAATATGCAGGTATAGGTTATGTCTATAATGCATCAAAAAATAAATTCTTAGCACCTCAACCCTATGCTTCATGGTCACTAGATGGTAGTGACGATTGGCAAGCACCAGTTACTTATCCAGCTGGAGATCAATCAGCTTATTCAATAAGTTGGGATGAAGATAATTTAAGATGGTTAGGAACTAAAAGATCAGATAATTCAAATTACAGATGGGACGCGGATAATACTCAATGGGTATCCGTGTAAGGGTACTCTATGGCTAGAACAAATGGCGGTATAATAGGTAAAAGAAATTTAACTTCTTTTGGGAAGTGTACTGTTCAAAAAAAAACATCTTCAGGTAACTTATGTGCTACTCAACCAGGAACTAGAATTCTTCAAGTTGCTGTCGTATCAGGAGGTGGAGCAGGTGGACTTGGGGGTGCATCTGGTGGAGGTGGAGCAGGTGGCTTATTAAATCAAGAAACTCCTGTTTGTGGAGGTACAACTTATCCAGTAACTATTGGAGGCGGAGGAACTTCAAATGGTTCTGGATCAAATTCTACTTTTAATTGCGCTGTAACATCAACAGGTGGTGGTAAAGGGTCTTCAGCAAATAGTCCAGGACCAAGTCAATGTACTGATGGTGGATCAGGAGGCGGTGAAGCTGCAAACAATGGTAATGCAGGCTCTGGAATTACTGGTCAAGGAAACCCAGGTGGACAAGGAAAAGGAGCTCCTAAATATCATGGAGGTGGTGGAGGAGGTTCTTCTGCTGCTGGAGGTTGTGCAAGTTGTACAACTGGTGGAGCAGGTGGAGCAGGAACAAATATTTCAGGATGTTTTCCAGGGAGTTGTGTTACAGGTGTATCTGGAGGCGGTGGAGGCGGAGGCTATCCATGTGGCGGAGGTGGTCCAGGTCAAGCTAATCCAGTTGGTGGTGGAGGAAATGGTGGTGGTAATCCAGGAAATTCAACAGCAGGTTCAGCCAATACAGGTGGCGGCGGTGGTGGAGCAAAAACAACTGCAGATGGAGGATCAAATGGAGGAAGTGGAGTCGTAGTAGTAAAAGAATTAAACAAAGCAAGTGGTGTATGGAATTTAAAAACACACATAACTGCATTAACAGCAGGTAAATGTGGTGCTACAACATGGCCTAAAAAATTATTTACAGTAAATTATCTAGTAGTTGCTGGTGGAGGTGGATCAGGTTTTTCTGAAAATCCTGCAGGAGCTGGTGGAGCTGGTGGATATAGAGCTTCTGGTTTTGGGCCTTCTCCGTTACGAGGTTCGGCTTTAACAATAGAAGGCGGAGCTTATACAATTACTGTTGGAGGCGGCGGTGCAGCAGGTGTTACTTCTGGGCCAAGAGATGGTGGTAATGGTAATAATTCAGTATTTAGTACAATAACATCAGCCGGCGGTGGTGGAGGTGGTGGAGCACCTGGTGGAGGTGGTAGTAGAAATGGAGTTGCTGGAGGATCTGGTGGTGGTGGAGCATTTAGTTCATCTGGAGCATCTGGTAATACACCTCCTACAGATCCGCCTCAAGGTAATGCTGGAGGTAATGGAGCAGGGTCACAACCTAACGCTGCTAACAATGCTGCAGGTGGAGGTGGTGGAGCAACCGCTGTTGGAGCTAATGCTAGTGCAGGAGCTGGAGGTAATGGTGGAGCTGGAGCTCCTAATACAATTTTAGGACCAGATAGTAGTTATGCTGGTGGTGGTGGCGGTGGAAAAAGATGTGCTGGATCTGGTTCCGCTGGTTCAGGTGGAGCTGGCGGTGGAGGTAACGGATCAAAATGTGGTTGCACTGCTGGAGCAGCAGGAACTGCAAATACTGGTGGTGGAGCTGGTAGCGGTGGTATATTTTCACCAGGATCAGCAGGAGGTTCAGGAATTGTTGTAATTAGAGCACCAAGTGCAACTACTTTTGCAGGAACTCCTTGTGATGCATTTACAGGTTCAACTCATCCAGGTGGTGATAAAATTGCTAAATTTACAGCATCAGGAACGTTGACTATAAGTTAAAAATAACTTATATTATTTTTTGTGGTAAAAGAAAGAATATGAACCTTACAAATTATTATTGGTATTTTGAATCAGCAATTCCTTTAAGAATTTGCGACGATATTGTTCGTTATGGAAAACAATTACAAGATCAAATTGCTGTTACTGGTGGATATAATCCTAAAAAATTAAATAATAAACAAATTAAAAATTTAAAAAAGAAAAGAAATTCAAATGTTGTTTGGATGGATGATCGTTGGATTTATAAAGAAATACATCCCTATATTCATCAAGCAAATCAAAACGCTGGTTGGAATTTTCAATGGGATTTTTCTGAATCTTGTCAATTTACTAAATATAATAAAGGACAATATTATGATTGGCACTCTGATAGTTGGGCTCAACCATATCATAAACCAGATGATCCTAACTCAAATGGTAAAATAAGAAAATTATCTGTAACTGTTTCTTTATCAGAAGGCAAGAAAGATTACACAGGAGGAGAATTAGAATTTGATTTTAGAAATTTAGATCCTGATAAACCTAGAAAACCTGTTAAATGTAAAGAAATATTACCAAAAGGATCTTTAGTTGTGTTTCCATCAGATGTTTGGCACAGAGTGTGTCCAGTTAAAAAAGGATCAAGATATAGTTTAGTAATATGGAATTTAGGATGGCCTTTTAAATGAAAAAAGAAAAAATATTTCCTAAAGAATTAGCAAGAGAAGATTATTTTAAATGCCCTATTTGGTTTGCAGATGAACCTGCATTTGTAAATAAATTAAATAAAGCATCTGATAAATATATTAAACAATCTAAAAAAAATTTAGAAAAAGATATTAATAAAAGAAATAAAAAATTTGGTAATAAAGGAGACATGGGCAATGTATTTCATTCTACTAGTTTAATAGGAGACCCTAATTTTTTAGAATTACAAAATTATGTAGGAGCAACATCTCATAACTTATTATTAGAAATGGGTTTTGATTTAAGTCAACACCAAGTATTTATTACAGAAATGTGGGTGCAAGAGTTTGCTAAAAATGGAGGAGGTCATCATACTTTACACACTCATTGGAATGGACATATTTCTGGTTTTTATTTTTTAAAAGCTAGTGAAAAAACTTCAAGACCCGTATTTGAAGATCCGAGACCTGGAAATGTAATGAATCTTTTACCTCAAAAAGATACAAGTAAAATAACTTATGCAAGCCATCAAATAAACTATGATGTAAAACCAGGTAGATTAATATTTTTTCCTTCTTATATGCCTCATCAATATGTGGTAGATATGGGTTATGAACCATTTAGATTTATACATTGGAATTGTCAAGCAATTCCAAAAGGAGTATTAAATGCAAAATAAAGATATGAAAAAAGCTGTAATTAAAACTATATTAGATTCAACTCCTTTAAAAACTAGACCAAATTTTATAGATAATTTTTTAAAATTTAAAATGCAACTGAAAGGAAAAAATGTCATTAAAAAAATCGGCGTTTCAAAAAAATAAATATTCTATTTTAAAAAATGCTATTTCACCAGAGTTAGCAAATTTTGTTTATAAGTATTTTTTAAATAAAAGAAACGTAGCAAATTTTTTATTTAATCAAAGATACATATCACCTTTTACAGAATATTTTGGAATATGGAATGATGAACAAGTTCCAAACACTTATTCACATTATTCAGATATTGCAATGGAAACTTTATTACAACAAGTAAAACCTACTATGGAAAAACATACAGGATTAAAATTATCTGAAACATATTCTTATGCTAGAATATATAAAAAAGGAGA